CACGTCTTATACTTCTGGCACAAAGAATACTAATGCACTTAAAATTTCACCAGATGCTATTAGTTATGTAACTAGTGGTCTTTTGGATTCTAGTCGCAAGAAAGTAATTTCTTATCTCCATAAAGCTCTTAAGCCTGTTAACCAGCTGCGTATGATGGAAGATTCGTTAGTTATCTATAGATTAGCACGTGCACCAGAGAGACGTATTTTCTATATTGATGTAGGTAACTTGCCAAGAGGTAAGGCTGAGCAGTATCTTAAAGATATTATGGCAAGATACCGTAATAAGCTGGTATATGATGCTAATACGGGTAACTTAAAAAACGATTCTAAGCATATGTCAATGCTAGAAGACTTCTGGCTGCCACGCCGTGAAGGTGGTAGAGGTACAGAGATTAGCACTTTACCCGGCGGAGAAAACTTAGGTCAGATCGACGACGTCTTATACTTTCAAAAAAAGCTTTACAAAGCACTTAACGTTCCTACTAGCAGATTGAATCCAGAGGATCAAGCAGGTGGACTTTTAGGAAGAACATCTGAAATCACAAGAGATGAATATAAGTTCCAGAAGTTTGTAAACAGACTTCGTCGTAGATTCTCTGATCTGTTCTATAATGTTCTGAAGAAGCAGTTGATTCTAAAAGGGATTATTACAGAGGAAGACTGGGATAGCTGGAAAGGAAGTCTGTACGTAGACTATATTACAGATAACCACTTTACCGAGCTAAAAGAAGCTGAGATGCTAAGAGAGCGTGTTAATATGCTTAGAGAGATGGAACCATACTTAGGTGTATTCTACTCTAAAGAATGGGCACAGAAGAATGTATTGATGCTGACCGATGATGATATCAAAACTATGAAAGATCAGATTGATCAAGAAAAAAAGGATGGTGAAATCCCGGATCAAGATCAAGAACCAGACATTTGATATTAAAAATAAAATTATTATAAATACTTTACAGTTACAATTATAAGGACTTTTTCAATGGTTGAGAATATTGGTGATTTTTTAGACAATGTAGCGAATAAAAAGTTTTCTGATGCAGAGAAGCAATTTTCTGACATGATCAACACACGATTAGCAGATCGCCTTGAATCGCATAAGGCTATGATCGCTAACCAGGTATACAATGGTGTTGATCCTGATGAAGACGTAGAGCTTGAAGATGAAGACGAAATTGAAGTAGAAACCGAAGAAGAAGAAACAGAAGAAGATGCAGAGCTTTAAAGAGTTTGCCAAAAACATTTCTCCTAAAGGTCACAAGATCCTTAAGGTCTTTGACATAAAAGGTGGAGAGACTATGGTAACTAAAGATACCCAAGGTAAGTTCAACGTAATGTTTGACAACCAGGTGGTCGATACTCTGCGTACTGAAAAAGAAGCAATGAAGGCTGCCAAGCAATTCGGCAGCATGATGGGCAAAAGGTAGATTCAAATGAAACTGATCACAGAGCATACAGAACAGGTTTCTTATATCGTCGAAGCTAAAGAAGACGGTACTAAGAACTATGTCATTGAAGGTATCTTTGCCCAGGCGGAACAGAAAAACCGCAATGGAAGAATTTATCCAAAAGCAATTTTGGAATCAGCAGTTTCTAAGTATGATAAAGAACAGGTACAGACCCAGCGTGCAGTAGGTGAACTGAACCACCCTGCAGGTCCTATCATTAACTTAGATAAAGTTTCCCATCGCATTACTGAACTTAAGTGGGACGGTAATAACGTGATGGGGAAAGCACTTATTCTTGACACCCCTAATGGTAAGATTGTGAAAGGTCTCTTAGATGGTGGAGTTAAGCTAGGTGTTTCAACTCGTGGTATGGGAACTCTTGAGCAAAAAGGTGGAGTGAACATGGTCGGTAAAGACTTTGTTCTTAACACTGTAGATATCGTACAAGATCCATCTGCACCATCAGCTTTCGTTAATGGGATTATGGAAGGTGTAGAGTGGGTATGGAACAACGGTGTCTTAGAGCCTCAGGAAATTGAGGTCATTAAAAATACTATTAATAATACTCGTAAGGAGGACTTGGCTGAAGTTCAAATTAAAGCATTTAAAGACTTTCTGAATGCATTCTAAGCAAGATGATATTTATTACGTCTATGCTTTATATGCTAAAAGCAGGCATTAAGAAAAAGAATATATGTGAAAAAATGAACATTAGCTATTACGTTTTACAAGGAGTTATTAAAAGTGTTTAAGACTACATTGAGACTGAAATTTAAGAATGCTTCTAGATCGGACCGCTCTGCGGTTGAGATGCGGGAGTTTAAGAATTTCCTCTCTAGATTAAATTTTTAACAGGAGATGAATATGTCCGATAAAGAACTTTATGAAGACATCGAATCTGTTGAAGAGATGGTCGTGGATCCTGATCCTGAAGAGGAAGAAGCTCACGATGAATCTGAAGCAGAAGCAGATGATGAAGTATCTGAAGCAATGGCACCTGCAGCTAAAGGTAAAGCTGCTGCACCTGAAGTAGATGGTGCAAAGGCTGCTGCTGCCGATGCTGCTAAGATTAAAGCATCTGCACCAGCTAAGGCTAAGGTACCTGGCGGCGAGGCACAAAAAGGTGACCAAGTTGCTGACAAGATTCCTGGCACTAAAGCTGGTATGATCAATGCAATGTATCAAGAAATGAACAAGATGAAGAAGGCTAACCTTTCTGCATCCTACGGCAAAATCATGTCTGCTATGAAGGCAGAAGGTTTTGAAGTAGAAGAGGAAGATGCTGCTCCAGCTATCCATGAGAAGGCTGATGCAGTACAAGTCGACTTTACTGCAGACATGGATGCTTTGGTTGAGTCCGAAGCTACTCTGTCTGAAACGTTCAAGGACAAGGCAGCAGTTATCTTTGAAGCTGCTATCAAGTCTAAAGTTTCTGATGAAGTTGCACGTATTGAATCCGAACTTCAGGAAGAACTTGACGAAGAAATCAAAACTGCACGTGAAGAGATGATCGAGCAGGTTGACGGATACATGAACTACGTTGTAGAAAAGTTCATGGAAGAGAACAAGCTGGCAATCGAAAACGGTATTCGTACCGAGATCGCTGAAGACTTTATGGGCAAGCTGAAGGACCTCTTTACTGAGTCCTACATCGAAGTTCCAGAGTCTAAGGTCGATCTGGTTGACGAGCTCTCCGAGCAAGTTACTGACCTTGAAGCAAGACTCAATGAAGCCACTGAAACTGCTATTGAGCAAAACCAGCTCATGGAAGAACTCATGCGTGATGCTATCATCCGTGAGCACTCCCGTGACCTGGCAGAAACTCAGGTAGAGAAGTTGAAGTCCCTGGCTGAAGATTTGGATTTTGAAGATCCGGAAGCTTTCGCAGCGAAAGTTGAAACGATCAAAGAATCTTACTTCACCAAGAAAAAAGTAACAGTTGCAGAAGAAGTCGTAGGTGACGAAGCAGAAGAAGCTGAAGTTTCTGACGTGATGGCTCGCTACGTATCTGCAATTAAAAGACAAACCGCAAATCAATAATCTAAAAGGAAGGTGTAAGCAAAATGCAAACTCCCGTATCTTACGACAAGCTCGTACAGAAGTGGGCTCCAGTACTTAATGAAGAATCCGCTGGTCCTATTTCTGATCACTACCGCAAGCAAGTAACTGCTGCTATCCTCGAGAACCAAGAGCGCGCAATGCGTGAAGAAGCTGGTTTCTCTTCTTTCGGTTCGGTTAACGAAGCTGCTCCTGCTAACCAGACTGGTGGCAACGTTGACAACTTTGACCCTGTACTGATTTCCCTCGTACGTCGTGCTATGCCAAACCTGATTGCATACGACGTATGTGGTGTACAGCCAATGACTGGTCCTACCGGCCTGATCTTCGCCATGAAGTCTACCTACTCCTCTCAGGGTGGAACTGAAGCACTGGCAATCGCAGAGCCTGATGCTGGATTCTCCGGCGACAGCACTGCATTTGGATCCGGTGGTCCTTCCGGTCTCGGCGATGCTGCTGACTCTGCTGCTGACCCAACCCTGTCCGATAACCGTGACTCTGCTGAATTCGGCAAGGGTATGTCCACTGCAGCTGGTGAAGCTCTGGGTGACTCTGCTGGTAACGGCTTTGCTGAGATGGCATTCACCATCGAGAAGCAGACCGTTACTGCTAAGACACGTGCTCTGAAGGCTGAGTACACCATGGAACTGGCACAAGATCTGAAAGCCATCCACGGTCTGGACGCAGAAACAGAACTGGCTAATATCCTCTCGGCTGAAATTCTGGCGGAAATCAACCGTGAAGTTATCCGTTCGATCAACTCCCAAGCTAAGCTGGGTGCATCCACTTCCCAAACCACCACAAACGGTATCTTCGACCTGGACGCAGACGCTGACGGTCGTTGGTCGGTAGAGAAGTTCAAGGGACTGATCTTCCAGATCGAGCGTGAAGCAAACACGATCGCTAAAGAAACCCGTCGTGGTAAGGGTAACTTCGTCATTTGTTCGTCCGATGTAGCTTCCGCTCTGGCAGCTTCCGGTATGCTCGACTACGCTCCTGCTATGTCGACCAACCTGAACGTTGATGACACAGGCAACACTTTTGCTGGTGTACTGAACGGTAAGATGAAGGTATACGTTGATCCATATGCAACGAGCGACTACGTTAACGTTGGTTACAAAGGTACCAACGCATACGACGCTGGTCTCTTCTACTGCCCATACGTACCACTTACCATGGTTCGTGCGGTTGGTGAAAACTCCTTCCAGCCAAAGATTGGCTTCAAGACTCGTTACGGCATGACCGCTAACCCATTCGTTACGGGTGCGATCGCTGCTCAGACTGGTCTGCCAGCACCGGCTAACAACCAGTACTACAGAATCTTCCGCGTAGACAACATCCTTGCTGCTTCCGCATAAGATTACTGCATAACAATAATAATAGTGTTATAAATACTAGGGTGGATCGAAAGGTCCACCCTTTCTTTTTGCATGGAGTAATCAATGGCACTAACTGAGAATAGGAACTTCTTACAACCTACTGGGTTTAAAGTTGTTATCAATAGACAGGAATACCCTAACCTGGAATTCTTTGCACAGTCTATTAGCCATCCTGATGTATCGATTACAGGACCAACTACTCCATATCAAAGAATCAGTAATGTGAATTTACCTGGTGATGCTTTAGACTACGGCGAATTGAATATCCAGTTTCTCTTAGACGAAGATATTACCTCGTACACAGAGCTGTACAACTGGATGCTTGAAATGGTGAATGAGAAGTACGAGCCACAGAGAGTTAGGAGTCAGACAGTTAATCCTAACGATCCTACGCAGAATGATATTATTATTTCAGTTCTTACCAGTAACAATACACCATCAAAAAGAATCGTTTATAAGGGATGTAACCCAACATCTGTAACTGGACTAGAGCTTAATTCAGTGGCATCTACCGTAGAATACCTAACATTTAATGCATCATTCTCATTTACAGGGTTTCAATTCACGTAAAAGTATGATATAATATACGCAGTAACCAAAGCTGTAACTGGATTTATTATGAAGCTAGACCTTGAAGCTATACTCACAATGTGGCGTGAAGACTCTGAAATCTCTGAGTTCAACCTAGATGAGGAGTCACGTAAGACACCATCTCTCCATGCTAAATATCTGGAACTGCATTCTATTACTAAACTAAAGCTAAAGCGAGCAGAGCTAGACCAGAAGACGCTACTTAAAGATAAGTGGTTGTACTACAATGGTAAGATGGATTCTGAAGCTATTCAGGAAAAGGGTTGGGACTTTGATCCATTTAATGGACTAAGAGTATTGAAGGGTGACATGGATCACTACTATGATGCAGATACAGATATACAGAAGTCAGAAGAAAAGATTGCTTACTATAAGACGATCTTAGAGACTTTAAAAGAGATTATAGATAACCTGAGATGGCGGCACCAGACTATAAAGAATATGATTTCATGGAGAATGTTTGAGGCGGGGAACTGATTTGTATAAATAATAGTGTAGACCACGGAGTTGCCGCTCCCGCCTACTCTAGATAACATACGGAGTATCCAGCATGGAAAATATTTATATTCCCGGTCACGGGACATTTACACTCAACTTCAACGCAGGAGATTTTATAC